CTTGTAATTACTTAAATCGGCAACCCTACCGACAACCCTAAAGTAATTACATTATGGCAAAAAATTTATTATTTGATTGTGCGTACTCTGATCTATGGGTACATCCGGAGAACTGGAAAACATTGACTTCTCAAAAATCTTTGAAACTTGACTGGCGTGTGGAATGCAAGTTTTATGACCCAAAATTTAAAGAGAAGTATCCTAAAGGCTTTCTATTCAGAAAAAAACTAAACCGGTTCCGATCACTGGAGGACAGAAAAGCCGTTATCGAAACTTGGCTAAAGGAAATCCCCAAACTTTTTGAAGACAAGGGTTACAACCCAATCACTAAAAAGTACATGATTCCTGAACTTAAACCAGTTCCAGGAACTTTACACCCAAAACTCAATTTTACTGAAGCTCTAAAAATTGCTTATCCTTTGTTATCGGTTTCTGAAGGTGTGATAAAGGAACTTAGGCGAATTGTGGCCAAGGTTGAGGAATCTGCAATAAACTTGAAATTAGAATTTCCTATTTGTGAAATTCATAGTGGCCACATCCGTGATTTACTTGATCCTTTAGGTTTGACTAATAATGAGTATAATAAGTTCCTCACTCATTTGTCGATTGTTCTTTCTGACTTAGTGGAAAAAAGAATAGTTTTTCACAATCCAATTCGCGATATCAAAAAGAAAAAAACAGTTAAAAAAATCCGTGAAACTTTAGAACTGGATGAACTAAATAAAATATTTAAAATTTTGAAAAATGATAATTATACTTTTTATAGGTATGGTATGATTTTTTTTCACTCCGGAGCTAGAACCGCTGAATTATTCCGTGTTCAGAAAAAAGACGTTAATCTGTCCAAGCAGGAATATAAAGTCACGATATTGAAAGGTAGCGTTAGCAAGGAAGTAATTAAAGTAATTTTGCCAAACGTTTTATCTTTTTGGACAGAAATTGTCCAAGAGTGTACCGATGATGATGACTTCTTGTTTACAAGAGGGTTGAAACCTTCATTAGTTCCAATACAACCGTGTCAGATTAGCATAAGATGGAGACGGTGGGTGAAGAAAAAATACAATGTGACTGCTGATTTCTATGCTTTGAAACACTTGTTCTTAGACGAACTAGACAAAGCTTCAGATGCTGCTTTTAATTTTTCCAAAGGAATGGCATCTCATACCACAAATGTTACTGAAACTGTTTATTTAGTTGGTAGGGAGAAGCGAAAAAATGAAGCTTTAAAGAAGATTAACATTCAAGTTATAAACCAATAAATTTGCATATATGACAATTACAGACTTTTTAATTTCGGCAGCCGCTTTTATTTTTCTTGCTCGCTTTTTGTGGTTTTATTTCAAAAGTCATCCAAGTGACAAGTATCATAATGACAGTTGGAAAAACAGAAAAAAGTAAAACCCCTCAATTGAGGGGCTTCCTGTAGAATAAAATTAAAAATGTCAATCAATAACTCTATAGTTCTACAGCTAAAAGTTCCTTGCCTAAACTATGCAATGCAGTTTCTATTTTTTTTCGTTGGTCAATTCTTGGATTACGGTGTCCAGTTGCATAGTGCTGAATTTGTTTTTGATTAATTCCCGTAATTCTCTCCAGTGCTGAATTAGTGAATATTCCTTTGTAGTAGTTCAATAAACTCACAGTATCAAATTTATAAGCTATTTGATACTCTCCTTTTAGCATAGCTGGAATATTCTCATCGGTGTTGTATTCTTTCAAAAGTCTAATCGAATCTAAAACTGATTGCTTAACTTCCTCAACTGTGTCACCTCCAGCGTAAATTCCTTCTACATTTTCAGCATAAGCCGAAAACATATCATCTGTTTTCTCAATAATAATTTTTATTGTTTTCATATTTTCAAAACTTGGTATTAAAGAGCGGGGTTTATTTCAACCCCAACTCTTTAGTTATTTTTAATTCTAATCCCTTACCCATTTCTTTAGCTCCGTGATATGGAACTGGATAAGTTCTGCCATTTTTTTCATAGATGTAATGGCTTCCATCGGTTCGAATGTGTATCCAACCATTCTTTTTTACCTTTCGGTGGAATTCTGATGATTTCATAGAACTTGTTGTTATTAATTGACTATACAAAGATAGTCAAATTACTATCATTTGCAAACAAAAAAGCATTTATTTTTAATGAAATTCGAAAGTTTTTTTAAATCTGGCCACTAAGGGTTAGCGAGGTTTTCAGTTGTTTCCATTTTAGAACTAACTCAAATAAAAAAGCGCATCATTTATGATGCGCTCCTTCCCCAATTCAAACTAATTAACCAAAACTATTTATTTACAAAATACATATTTCCACTTATGGTAACTGCTCCGGTTCCTGACGCAAACCAAAAAGGAATTAAACAATGTCCATCGTACAATCTTAAATCTAATTTTTTTGCAAATGCCACTTGTCCAACATTTGCAATTGTGCTACTGCAAGAATATAGTTCTTCAAAACAAACAATACTAATTGCACCGGTAACTAATGATGTTCCAAGAGCAACCGATTGAATACTTCGAACTCCTTTATCTCCTGCTTGAAGTTGGAATTTTACAAATGATCCCACAACGGCTGTAGCAGGAAATGAAGCTATTGTTGCTGTTCTTCCTGATACTCCATCGCTATTCGTATAAGACATAGTCATATTAGTAATTGCACTTGCATTTGTAGTAACTGTAGTTACCAAAACACCTGCTTGAATTCCATCGCCATTTGTCGCTCCATTGTTATCTCTTGCAGGAAGTGTTGGCTGCGTAAATGTTTGTGCTGTTAATGTTGTGACGACTAACCCTGTGTTTATCCATAAAATATCAGCTATTATAAACTGGCCTGTTTGTGTGCCTACAATATTACCATCTCGTAAATACCAAGCTCCACTTGCTGGATTTCCTACATTCATACAACCTACATCAGCAGCTTGAGTTCCGTCTGTATTACGACCATTTACTCCGGGAGTTCCAGGAGCCCACGCACCAGGAAAACCAGTATCTTTAGAAAAACAATAAATAACACCAGCAGCTTCTGGGACTGTTCCTACTTTGAAAATACTTCGAGATTCACCTATCTCATTATTTTGTTCTGAGTTTTGCTGTTTTTCACGTCCTGAAGCATCAATAACAGTTATTTTATCATTGACAATTCGCAAAGCTTCTCCATTTTGCAAAGTACATTTAAGCAAAATATATTCTGTTCCGGAAATGTCTTTTTTTAATTTTATAGCTTGAGTAACTCCATTATTAAAAACATTTAAATATTGAATTTTTCGAGAAGTTGAAGCTGCTGGAGCTGCTACTATTGTAGTAGTAGTAGCAGTTGAAATTGCATATTCCGCATCTGCTGGATTAGAAGCGTCAGCATCTGTAATATCAGAATAGCAAACTTCAACGTGAATACTTCCTGCAATTGATGTTTCAATTTCTAAAGTTTTGGTTGTGGACGATAATACTAATTGCATAGGGTTAATTATTTAAAATGGTTCGCAAACGTCTTACTTTTAAATAAGACAAACCACCTCCAGCACTTGGAGGCGTTTCATATTGTCCTGACTCATTCAGGAACTTTCCAGTTCCTGTTGGGTTGGCTTTATTTTTAACTTGTTTTCCGTCCGTCATTATACGTTGTATTCAAATGAAACTTTATCGGTTATGGCTAATTGATAGCCTGCAATACTACCATTCCAATACAATTTATCTGCTGTAATAATTGCATTGAAAGCTCTAGCCGTTGCTCCTGAATCTCCACTGAAATAACAGTCTTTAGTTTTAACACCGTTGCCTATTTCTGGCTTATCCCCATTTACAATTACTTCAACAAAACTTCCACCGTTTGGAGTAGAAACCATTCCGGTTGCACAAGCCACATCACCATCAGCTGTGGTGACACTTGCTGTCATAAACTTATTGCTTGTACTTGGATTTGCACTTGTAAGCGTTACAAAGTTTGATACTACAATAGCAGTTGTTCCAACAATTATGGCGCCCGTATTTGTAATTCTAAACGATTTATTGGCATCAGTTCCTTCTTCGACAGAAACAGCCGCTTGTGGAGTTACTTCTGAATTTCCATCAGAATCCGTTGCTCTTGTCATTGGAGTAGCTGCTCCGTTCCAAATGTAAATCCAGTTTTGTGATCCTGTAGATTGTCCATATAATAACACACGGTCACTTGTATTCATAGATACACCTCCAATTGTTGCGCCTGGAGAAGCTACAACTATATTCGTTGCTGATGCTGCTCTAACTGATGCTTTCCAATCTTGGTTGTTGATGGATTGCGCTAGTTGAGTATCAACATAGGTTTTACTTGCTGGCGAGTTTGCACCTGAAGGAGTTGTTGGCAAGGCTGCCATTTTAGCTTCGGTAATTGTTCCGTCTTTGATTTGTTTTCCGTCTTGCATAGTTTCTATATTTTTCTAAATATTAATAAATCAGTTGTTTTTAATTGAAATTCGTCTAACCAAATCAGTTTCCAGTTTCCGGATATATTTTGAATTTGGTAACTTTTATCTTTAAAATAAATGCTGTCATTTATAAAAAGATTAGATTGTATTGTTGGCTCTGAAAATATATTGAATTGTGTTTGATCGTCTTGTGTAACTGCTAATTCAATATCTGTATAAACACTCGGTTCTCCCTTGAATCCTCTTTTGCCTAAAGGCGAAATAATAACAGAAGTTTGTTTTTTCTGGTTTATGATATTGACATTAATTTGCTTTGTCGTTTCATTTACGACAACATCATACCTTTTTACCGTTTGGTTTATCGTTACTTCCATAATTATTTAAAAATAGTCCAGCTATGTGTTGGAATTGCTTCAATTTCGCCATTAGTTAATGTTAAAATCACATCAAAATAATACGTATTAGCAGGCACATTCATTACTCTTGAATTGAAAAGTAATCTTCCATTTGTTGGTGTTGGCACTAAAATAGTATTGTCACTATTTTTGAATTCGAAAATAGTACTATTGTTTACTTTGAACTGTGCCAAAATGCCAACTCCAGTTAAATTCTTAGGAATAATAGTTCCATTATCGTCGGTTTCAGTAATTATAAATTCAGCACCATCCCAAGTTGTGCCTTTTTTGTGATCTGCAAACGCTTTTGGTATTGACATTTTGTTTGATTTTAGATTAAGCTATTTATTTTCTTCAATATTTATAATTCTACTTTCGCCACATTTATCAATCAGTTTAACGGTTCCTTGTTTTTTGCCTAAAAATCTGGTCTTGATGCCAAGAAAACTCCAAGGCCTTCTTTCCCAATAACCAATAGCGGTTGTGTTTCCTGAAAATATCCGATCTGTAATATTCAAACCTAAAATACCATTTTGATAATTGATATTTCCTTTTATGACTAAACAAGCCGTACTGTCTTTTATTGGAATCACAATATTTTCTTTTGAATTTATGGCAGCCAAAACACTTGATAAATCAGTATTTACAATTGTTGTATCTCGATACTTCAATAAATGATTCATTACCGAAGTGACACGGTTAAGCTTGATATTATTTTCTTTCAGCAAAGCTTTGTAATCGTCATTCTGCTTCAAAGCGGCCATCATTTGTTTGTCGGTAAAAATCAATGTTTTCACTCGTAAAGAATCAAATCTAGCGTTTGATAAATCATTAGCTTCAGTATCTTTTTTGAATTCTGATTTGTCGAGATAATCTTTTACAAACCAAATTCCGGCACACACCAGGATCAGTATTATTCCGTATTTTATGTAATTAAGATAATTCATTTGTTGTTTTAATTATTGACGTTAAAAACAAATTATGATAACCGGCAATTGTACCCGCTTTATCGATTCCATTAATTATTTTCCTTGCACCTACAGGATTATCGGTAGTTTCATTGAAATAGATTTCAAGACATTTTCCTGTGAAATCTCCAAAAGAAGATGCTCCTTTTGTCATTCCTTCAAACATTATTTTGATTGCATTTTGCAGTATAAGTGCAAGCTCTGGATGGTTCAATAAATCAACTCCAATTAATCTTCCCATTAATTGATAATTCTCGTACCAAGTCAATTGCACAAATCCACGTCCGTAAAATATTTGATTAGGAGTTGAATATCCAACACCCGACATTTTTACTTTCTGACCATACTTTCTTTTGCGACCTTTGCCGTATTCTTCGATAGGTTGCATCGTTTTTGCTGTTTCGTGCCAAGCAGTCGCCAGCATATAAGCCAACCATCGCAAATCATCGTGTTCAGAAGCTTCCCATTCATCAAAAATAGCCGTGAAGCCTTCAACCTGATTTGTATTCAGTTTGCCAAATGATTTTCGAATATTATCGAAAGTTGATTTTCTATTGATCATCTTTTCTGATTTTTCTATAAAAAGTATTTATCAATAACTCGACTGATTTCATTCCGGAGTATCCTAACAAAAAAGCTATTCCATACAAAACAGAAGGGTTAAGATTAAACCAGTTTGCCACCACCGGTGTTAGATAATTTGCGGAAAGTCCTCCCGACAATACCGTCAAAAATTGCTGTGTCCTTGTCATATTCTTTGATTTTGTTAAAAAAACCACCGCCCCGCTCATTCCAGCTATAAAAGTTTGTGATTCTATTCCTATGTATTTCAAAAAGTAGATTATATCCATTTTATTGGGGCTTATAAAATTTTTAAATAAAGGCGCAATTTCTCACGCCCTATTAGTTTTAAGCTGCTGGCGCATCGGCACCAAAAATCAAACCTATTCCACCAAGAATAGTGGCGATGGTTGATGTTAATGTCACCTCGGTAACATTGCCTGTTGTGATTGCAAAATACAATCCTACAATTCCACCAGCTATCATTGCTATTCCTGCTGACGTTGTTTTCCAATTTTTCATAATTATTGTGTTTAAAGTTTATATTATTTTGTAAGCATCTTGAAACAGTTTTTAAAACCGTCTTTGTAATATTGTTTGAGCAATTCAAAAAGAAATTCTCTATCTCGTTTATTTAGTTTTTTGGCGAAATCTTTCAATGTGTATGGCCGTGCTTCTATGTAAACATCTTCTTGTGTCATTTGAACAAGTTTTTAATTGCTTCAAAGAATTTTTGCCAACCTGATTTTTTCTTAATAATTGCTTTCGGCTTTTCAATTGGCACTTCCCATTTAGGCACACTCAAACTAACTTCTACATCTTTCATATCCGTTTGCATAATCGGAAATGTTTCTCCAATTGTGTAGGTTGAGTTTCCTGATGCTACTATGCTACTTTGCCCGAAGCATACCGTTGTGAATAGTATTAGAAAATATTTTTTCATCGTTTCTAAAACTTAAAACTCAATCGTACCAATCCATTATTTCGCCACTGGTTCACACCATCATTAAATTCCATATCGGAGCGGTAATCCCTGTATGCTCTTAATCCAATGCTGACATTCTTGCATAAATTAGTGTCAATCCCACATTCATAACCAAACAATGGATGTCCACCATTTCGGGCAATAACTCCTAATCTTATTCCAGAATAGAATCTTGTTTTCTCCCACATACCACGTGTAAAACTCAAACCAAAACTTCCCACAAAATCAGTATAGCCGTTTTTCAAGGCAGCAAAATTGGTAATTGAAAACCGCTCGTATAAACTCCTGATATTCTCGACTTCAATTCCTATATGCAAGCCGTTTTCCCTAATTGAAGCGCAAGGGTCAACCGCTACTGAAAATTGCTGAAACTCTGTCGTATTCAAACGAAATTGACTT